TGCCCAAAATGCTATTGTTTCTAATACAGTCCCTTTGGCCAGTCTCTTCGTCTGTGCATAAAAATCCATCAACCTGGTGGTGTATTGGATAGGTTCGCATTTTACTAAACTGTAAAGAAATTTCCTCTGCGCCAAGTCCAGCACGTGGCGGCACTCCCAACTCATCCCATATGCGTATAACTTCCGCACACATATCTGACACCCATGTTCGGAAATCGGGTTCCGCCATCCATAAAACTTCCTCGAAGGTCTTATTTACCGGACTTCCTAGTAGTTCCTCGTTTTTTTCGTAAAACCACTTTTTCATTTTTACTTCTTGCTTTTTTTCTATTAACTTTCACCTTGGACGAAACACGTGCCGCAGCAAATTCTTTAACAACCTCTAAATTAAAAAAAGAGTCTATAATAGGAACACCTATATGGTCGGCTAGTCCATATTTTAATACCTCTCTTGGATCCAAGAACCAATTAATATGTTTTCTGTCCGAGACCTTTTTCTGGAAAAACCCTTTAGGCTGGTCACACCTAGTGTTTAATAAGTTAAAAATTTTAATATTGAGTCGTTCTGCCTCGCCGACATCCGCTTTTAGTTCTTCGATTTTTCCGAACGACAGCGTGGCCACATCGTGTACCATAACTGTTGCATGTGGGCCAACAAACCGAAGGCCCTTAGAACCACATGTCAAAAGTACGCTACCACAGCTCATCGCCTTTCCAAGAGCAATAGTAGCAATAGGCTTAGATGCTGTTGACATGACATCGATCATGGCCAACAGGGAGTACACGTCGCCCCCAAAACTATCTATTATAATAGGAATAATAGGAAGATTGCTACAATTAATATCATCAAAATCATTCTTAAAATTTTTGAAGCCCTGTTCACTAAACTCGTTTATCAAAATTGCGTTTTTAATCTTGCTGTTGTTGTTATCGTTCGACATATTTCAATCCAATATAATATAATATAAATTGTATTAACACAGTGTACTAAAATTTTTGCTCTTTGTAAAGCGAATAGTTTTCTTAAATTTATCCGATATGGATTCTTTATGTGAAATTACGAATATATTAGTATCCTTAAACATATCGGAATTAAGTAACAGCAAGACATTTTCGGTGGCCGTATTATCCAGGTAACTGTCCAGCACCTCATCCATAATAAGGAGGTTGGTATTAACACTATTCTTCATTTTAGCAATTGTGCGCCAAGTAAATAGTAACGATAGATCAATGCGCTGTTTTTCTCCCTCTGAAAAATTCTCGTATGCAAACACGTCTCTTCCACGAGAAAGGATATTTTCGTTAAACTCCTCGTCTATATTAAACGTTACAAAAAAGTTCATAGCATTTAGAAAGATATTTGTATGCTTGTTAATAAGAGGTAGATACTGTTTGATGATCCTAGATTTGACGCCACTGTCTTTTAACAAGGAAGTTGCCAAGTCTTGCATGTTCTTTTGGTATGAGTATTCTTGTTTGTTGTTCTCCATTTTTTGAGCTTCTAAATGAAGTGCTGCTAGTCGTTCACTACACTCGGCTGGGGCATCTTGTTGCTGTTTCATATCAAGGGTATCACGTGCAACCTTTTTTATGAATTGATTAATACCATCAATCATGCTTCTGTTCTTAACTATTTGACTTTGGATCGATTCAATTTTATCTTCTATAGGGCGCGCTTCATCTAACTTTACAAGAAATTTAGTTAGAGCACCCTCTGCCTCTGATATTCCTTTCTGCCAATCGGTAATTTTAGAGTTCTTTTTTTCTAACTCCACAATTTTAAAACTATCTGGTATGTTCTGTTGACACGTTGGACAGCTATCGTTGTCCTCGTAGAAGACAACCTCTTTTTTAGTTTTCTTAATATTGCTATCAAATTTGGACATAATATCTTTAATATTATCCATCTGTATTATCAGTTCGTGTTTAAAATTTAGCTGTTCTTTAAGAACAGATATAGACTCTTTGAATGCGGCAATTTCCGATTCATACTGACTAGACTGATTTTTATTCATTTCTATAATAGAAAGATTCTCCTGGATCTTCTCGTGTTTGCTATGTGATAAATCTGATATATATTTTAACTGTAATTCGACTCTCTCCTTTGTCATAGTAATTGCAGATTCGTTCTCTGATGTGACGCTCTTTAATGAAGAGACGCGCTGTTTCAATAGAATATTCATTACAGAAAAAATTTCGATGTCTAGTAGGCCCTCAATGATGACTCTCCTGTCTGAAGGTTTGAGTTGCATGAATGGAGTAAAATTGGATGCACCTAGTACAATAATTTGAGTAAACGCTTTGAAGCTAAATTTTAATATACTCCTTTCAAGATATTGTTGATAATCCTTTGTATGTGAATCCTGGTTGATCATTGTTTGATCACAAAATATCTCAAATATAGCTGGTTTTATACCACGTCGAATAAGATAGTTTTGGGTGCCAATGGTAAACTCAATTTCAACCAAACAATTTTTTTGGTTTACCATATTAACCAATTGATTTTTGTTAATATTACGAAATGGTCGATTGAACAATGCAAACGATATGGCATCTAGTAACGTGCTCTTACCGCTGCCTGAGTTTCCTATCAAAATATTTGTGCGATTGCCAACAAGATCGACTTCAATAAAATTATTTCCAGTGGATAAAAGATTTTTCCATCTCACTTTCGTAAAGATTATCATCCGTTACTCTGTATATGTTCGTTTGAATTAAGTGCTTCTAGATATAAATCGGTTAGAAGGTCGCTCAGTGCTGTCTTGTGCTCATCTATTTCCAGCGAATTTACACATTCTTTTAGAATGGTTAGAGTATCTTTTGCCTCGTCGATATCAACCTCGTGCGAGAGACAGTCTTCAAACGAAGAGTCAATGACCGATAGATCAGATGGATTGTGTTTCTGTAGATTATCAATAAACTGGTCAAACCCATATGAATTGTTCTTTTGCTGCACTATGACTTTAACAAACTTCCCTGTTATATTTGAATGGTCTTTCTTCAGAATATCATCAAGTGTATCAGATGAATCATTGTAGTATATTTTATGAAACATTTGATCTGGGTTTTCTATGAAGGTCAGCTCTAATGTATCGGTGTCAAATACATGAAACCCGCGTGGGGACCCATAGTCACCCCATGTCATTGCATACGGCGCTCCTAGATAATGAGTGGTGCCACGCGAAGACTTTTGATGAAAGTGGCCGGTTAGTGTCATATAAAACTTATCAAATATTTCCGCTTTCTCTCCTTTATCGGCGTTTACATGACCCGCATACATCTCAAATCCAATGAGTTCTAAATGACCCATACAGACACGCGAACCAGACTGATCTATTGATTCAATTGTTTTAGAATAATTATCCTCGCATATCCAAGGAACGTATAGTATTTTTCGACCGTCAACCTCTACCTCAGTTGGTTCAGAATATATATTAAATTTATCATATCCGGAGAGTAGTTCGTCGACACCATTAATCTTATTAGTATTTTTAAAATATGTATCATGATTTCCTACCAATATATCAACCCTGTCACACCATGCATTAAGGGGGTCGAATACCCGTTTCTGCCAAGCATATAGAGTATTAAAATTAACATACTTGCGTCTATCAAACGTGTCTCCCAAATGAATGACGGTTTTAATATTATGCAATTTTAAGTATGGGAAAAACACGTCCTCATAAAACTTTAGAAAGAACTCATTCAGGTACTGATTATCATTACCAGCGCCGCAGTGTGTGTCGGTTATTAAAACAACTTTCATTATTTGGAAACCTGTTTATCGCGTAACATATTTCTGATTATGTCACGCACCGCATCTCCTCTGCTGACATATTTGCCAGACTCAACCATTTTATCCAATTGATCAATAGAATAAACCGAAAGTTCTAGCTCTACATCAACTGCGATTCCATGTTGCTTCTCATATACACTTCCATTAATCGTGATATAATCAGGAGTAAATGGGGTCACCTTGTTCTTTTTAATTTTAATTTTACTGGTCTTGGTCATACAATAGGACCCTAATTTTTATAGATATGGAATCAAGAGACATCACTGTATAAAATACTATATATCATATTCACCGTAGACTCAAGTTCTTTTCCTGTATTTTTATAGTTCCTGATAACCAGCAGAATTTCATCTTCTTTGGTAGGAGGAACAGTGGTTCCTAAATCTACCAACATTCTACGCAAAACATCCTTAGACGTATGTGTTCTAATTTGACAGTGTGTGTAGAGGCTGTCCATTATGGTGCGCTTCTTGGCTTCTATGATCATATCATCTATCTGTATCTTGTTGTCTTTAATAAATCCGAATGGCATTATTCTTCTGTGTCATCATCGCATGACGTAAGTATATTATCAAAATCGGGAACAGTTGATACCTTCTTAATTTTTTTTGATTCTTTCATTTTATTTTTTCTAGCTTCTCGGCTGTTCTCAAAATTCTTCACAAACTCGTGCATATTTTGATCTGCCTGCGTACTTCCATATTTATTAGCATGTACATTATCAATGTCGTGTATATCGTGTAATAGAGATTCTCCGATCATTCTGTATTTTGTATACAGTTGCCTTTTTTCTTTTTGAATACGCCTAATAAAAGCAAAGTATATTATCTGTGTGAAATATGCAAAGGGATTGGAGCTTTTACTAGGATCAAAATTGTTTAGATACTGTAGAGAGTTTTCGATTCCATCTGATACCATTTCTTCTCTGAATGGATAATTAGTGAAGTTGGGTCTGTTTACTAGCTTATTAGCGATGCTTACAATACACTCCCCAATATAGTCTGATACTCTAGGAATTGGGGCCCCTATTTCTTTTGCTGCATTGGCTGCCTCTGTGTGCTGCTTCATGTGCTTGAGAAAGTCTGGGTTGTTAACATAGTGAAGTTTCTTTCGTGTGGGTTTATCATTCATGTAGATGATACTATCATCATAGAAAAACTTACACAAGAAGTTATTGTGTTAAGATAAGGGAGATGGGTTTAGAGAGTTCGGAAGGAGGTCTGAGGGCCTGTGGGAAGTAAGATGGTTCAAAAAAGATCTACTAAGGTTTAAAAGATCTTTAATAAGAATATTAAAAAGAATCTGTCAAACGACTACAAGCGTTATGTAGGAATCCAATATCAAAAAAAAGGGGAAATCCAAATTGGATTGAAATATATATTCGTTGGAAGCATAATATATGTTGGAACTGAAAATAGGACCCGCTTAAATCGCAATAGAACGCACTTTTTAGCAAAAACCATGCTATGTACCAGTATCTGTATTCCTATTGATTTTTGCTATTGTAACTAGCTGAATTAAAACAATAAAAAAACCACTAATTCATGTCCTCGTCGTCAAAGTCTGTGTCTTTGAGGGTGTCCTTAGATTTTGCTGGGCTGGCGTCGTTCTTACGCACCGATGCGGCGTTTTTGCGGTCCTGCTGTTGAAGCTCCTTTATTAGTACTAGTTCATAGTAATGGGCTTCTAGATCTGAGTTTGGTGTTCCCAGTGTTAACACGCGCTTCTTATCAATAGGTACTGTGTCGTCTTTGATTGCTGGAATCCAGTCTAGTAAGTATATTGTATGTCCACCAATCTTTTCGTCATATTTGGATACTATCTTAAGCGGGGCAGTAACAAATAAGAGATTATCGGCGGTGAGCCCATCTCCGTCGTCGACCAAATCTCGTCCGTCTTGTACTACCCCTATGATCTCTTCGTTGGTGACCAATTTAATTACGCGCAGAACTGATGCCATACGTTATCCCTTTCTCGTTAAAATAGATTAACTTTATGTAACTTATATTTAAACTTTTCTTCGTTGTATACCTTAACTCTTTCCAGAAAATGTTTTATGGCAAAGTTCTTATGTTGTTTGTGCGACATATCATCCACTATGTCATATAGGGTAGCTTTATCGGAGTTATCACCTATTCGTAGTGCTCTGCCAATACTTTGTAATGTTTTGATTCTTGATTTTGTTGGGGAAGCAAATATTATATTCTCAAGATTCCGAATATTGACACCCACGGAAAATACTCCCGATGACGCGAGTACGAGCGCATTATTTTCTTTCTCAGTAAGCTTTCTTATATTCTCTCTAACCTCACCCTCTGTTTCACCAGACACGAAGAACACCTTTCTTGTTGGGTCTGTTTCAGCTAATTTCTTAACTATCAATTCGTGTAATACTTTTCCGTGGCTTTCTACAAACTGAAACAGCACCAGGGTATTAGTTTTCATGCTGATAGCCAGATTGCTAATGAAGAGGTTTCTTTTTTTATTGAGTACTAGGAATTTAATCTCATCTTGGTAATTTAGAATCTTATTGGCTTTGGCGGTCTCGTCTGTATACCTCAACACTAAGCATTGTATGTTAAGTTCAGCAAGCTGCTTTTTATCCATCAAGATCTTAGTTGTGGTTACTTTAAGAACAGGCCCGAATAAACCTTCTAACACAAGTTTATTAGTTTGTAGACCATCAAGAGTTCCTGTGGTTCCGAACCTGTAAGGACAGCTTACAAGTTTCTCCATTATACTTTTCATGGAAGTGGCTTTGTATAAATGCGCTTCATCACCTATAACAACTTCAAAATCTTTGAAGAACTCTTTTGGCATTTGGTAAATACTCTGCCAGGTAGAAACTATGATAGGTTTCTCACTTACCTTATCTTGGCCCGCAAAAATGGGGTGACACATCTTATCAACATCAAAACTTGGGTCTTTCTCTGAATACTCTCGGAAGTCTGATATCATCTGTGACACGAGAGATATAGTTGGAACTATAATCAAAGTTTTCTTTTTGTAGTATCTCGCTATAGAATAGATTATTAAGCTTTTCCCCGAACCGGTGGGTGATACTAGCAATGCTCTGTTATTCTTTACCGATGCTACTATTGCTTCTATTTGATAGTCCCTGGGTTCAAATGGCAAGTTAAGTGTGTCTAGATATGTTTTACAACTTTCAGTAGAAAATGTGTTGTTAACCAGTAGTTCGGGATCTATGTCAAAGTCGTATTCTCTCGACTTACAAAATTCTTGTAAATATGGAAGAAGACCTTGATAAATTGTTCCATTCATCATATTATATAGATACGCGTTTCCATCCCACATCCGCATCTTATAAGCAGGCATGAATCTGTAGCCAGGAACTTTGAATTTGAAGAAGTCCGAAAGTTCTCTGTGAATCGATGAGGAAGTTTCCACGTTAATGTAAACTTCGTTTTGTTTTTTGGCGACTACTTTTTCCATGTCCAATATAATATATTGGATATATTTATATTAACTATAAAAGTGATATCCCTGCTGTGGCAAGGCTAGTTGCCGCTAGTGAAGCGTATGAAATCTATTGCGTTTTTAATTAGAAAGCCTCGTCCATTCAGAGTCTTGATTATGCTCTCTAATAGATCCACCTTCTCTCTCTGTACCTGTATCTTAATAAGTCTTTCTGCCACTTCCTTGTCTGCATCCATGTATATTTGAATATCGTTCTTTAATACAAACTGGAACGGCTCCCATTTGTTTTCGTCCAATTCCTCTTTTGATAACTTCCCCGTGTAGTATTCGTACTTAAGTCTATGGTATATTTTATGATCTTGTTCTTCTGCCTTGAGCAGTATTTTTTCTCTGAGATATATTTTATAATACTTACTATGTAGGGTTGGTATTTTTAAACTCTCGTTATCTAGATCTGTTCTATCGATCTTAGCGTCAAGTTCCCAATGTGCCTCCACCTCTTCCAGTTTCATGTTATTCTATGTGCATACCAGCTATGTTGTATATTGTCCTCATTAGAATAATCATCATACAACAATTCTTCACTGGTTGTATAGTTATTTGTGGAGTATTTTAGTACAATTGTTCCAAAATATATGCTTTCGTGGTCTGTTGGATTATTCTCTACGACCTTGGCAAGCATTGTTTTTTTGGTGTATGGGAACACCACCGCTAGTAGATCTCCTGGTAATAGAGATTCGACCCATTGCGGAATTGTACTAGTTATCATTTTTGGAGTTTTGTTTAATCCACTCAAGAAACGCTGGATTGTCTCTGAACACAGTGTGCAACCCGTTTGCCATCTTGCGTATCACGTTCTCTTCTTCTTGCATACTTCTAAAGTTAATATCAAACATATACACAATTCCGTGTAAGGTTTCGTGTAGGATTGTGTTTACTAACTCGCACTTCTTTAGACTTGAGTCGTATTCAATCCTGGCCTCGTCTGGAGAACACACCCCATATGCTTTGTTTCTTTTTCGCCAGTGGCTAGAACGCGGAACCAACTTGAACTTAGAATATCCTATCTTAAGACTTTTAGGGGTTTTTCGTCTTGTCATATATTTCCTGATTATTAGGGG